TCCTCGGTCTTCTCCTCGGTCTTCTCCTCGGTCTTCTCCTCGGTCTTCTCCTCGGCGGATGCCGAGTCGAGAATGGCATGGATTGCCTCCATGGCTTTGGAGTACTCATCGAGCTTGGCGTTCAGCTCGATCTGTTTCTTGTTCAGCTCTTCGAGTTCGGCTTTGACAGAATCGATCTGCTTGCTCAGAACCTGAGCCTGACGCTTCTTGATTTCCACGTCCTTGTCCGGCATCTCCTTGCCATAACGAGACATGAATTTCTCCAGTCGGTCGTTCAGGTCTTCGGGAACTCGGGTGAAGTACGAGAGTGCATCCTTGTTGAATGCGATGTGGTACAAACAAAGGTCCTCCGTGATGTTCCTCGGGGTGAGGATCTTGCTGAACTCTTTGTTGATTGGGTCGTGGAGCAGAGTACCTGCTCGGAGTTCGTAATCGGGGTGTGCTACGTTTTTCATTTGTTGTTCTGTTATTCGTCTTAATGCTAAGTCGGCTTCGATCAGGCAGAAGCCGCATCGGGAAACTGACTTATTCAAAAAGTACCGAGAAAGTTCATCTACTTCTCGATGGAGAGCGGGGTTCTTTTCCAATTCCAATGTATGGGCCCGATAGGCTTCGCCTCTCAGGGACCCATACTTGGATTGGTAAGCTCTCAGTCTTTCGAGCATGTCAGCCATAGCCGTTACTATTTAGGTACTCCGGCGTATGTGGTGAGGATGATTACGTATTCCCCGTTGACATAGTCCTTACGGATGTCTGTGTCAGCGACACTTGCTCCCCAAGTTGTTGCAGTTCCAGCCAAGCCCTTAGTGTACTGAAGAACGGGGGGATTTGCAGCTGTTTGGCCAGTGTCGTTCAGGAATACGTAATTTGAAGGAAGACCGCACCCGGGGAATGCCTCTGCTGGCTTGGTGGAAGTTGGCGCAGGAGGCATGGTAACCGTTCCGGCGACGCTGGTACACGAGGACCTCTGCAGAGTGAGTGGCACGTCGTTACCAATTTTAGTCTGACCTTCTGCCGGATAAAATCGGAGAATAGCCGGTACAGTACATTCCGTTCCGCCAGCCAGAAGCCCGTCTACCATGAGGTCTGTGGTCTTCTCATCCGTGTTGAAGAGGCTCATCGGGAGCGAACCTTCCTGAGCGATGGTACCGTTGGCCAGAGTTACCTGGTAAGCGACGCCGTCGGTCATTTCGGTAGTGACAGTGATTTCGGTGAGCTCCAGACCCGAGTCCCAGCCATACACCTCGTACTTGGTGTCCCCGTTGTCTCCGGTGTCGTTGTTCTCGACGATAGCGATGACGCGGGCATTGGTCAGGCCGTTTACGAACTTCTTGGCTGCTTCCGACTTCTTGAAGATTCGGACGACCACGTTGTGCTGGTGGGTCTTGAGATACGTGCCAGCATTGATGGTGTCCGAGCCAACTGTTGCGTTGGGCAGCGAGTCGACTTCGTAACCAGTGGCACCGGCCTTGAGGATGAGCGAAGAGATAACGTTGTCAGTTACAACAGACTTCGATTTGTCGACGTCCGAGTAGCTGAGGAGAATCACCCTGGCGGTGGTGCCGGCGATTGCCGGCTTACCACACACCTGGTTGATGAATCCTGTTTTGATTTTAGAACAATCAAGTCCTGCCATTTTCTTAGATTTTTGAGGATTAGATACCTACCGAGAACAGATCCGGGTTAGTGAGCTTGGCATCCGCCCGACCCATGAGTTCTACGTAGACTACGCGGTCTTTGTACTCGTACCAGATCCGCATCTTCTCGAAGCTGTCGATTGCATCAACACCTATGCCGAGCACGCTCTTCGAGGTGAAGAGAATTCGATGGGGATTGTTGAGCTTCGTGCCAGTGTCTTCCGACGTAGCGATGATCTTGTCCCAGATGGGCATTGCGATGACAGGGATGCCATTGAAGCTGAGAGCCTCCATGCCATTCAGCAGAGCTAAGCGAGCCGACTCGAGGCAGCAAGCGTCCATAAGAGACTGCTGATAGGCATCGTAGACAGACTGGGTAACGAGGATAAATTTGTCAGACTGCTGACGGAGCAGAAGCGGGGCACTGAACACGACCGACTGAATGTATTCCTTGGCCTTGTCCGGAGTAAGCTTCTGAGCTGCGTAAGATGCCCCGGCATTTTCCGTAATTGTTGCTCCGCGCTGGGACGGATTGGCTGTAGCCTGTGTGGTAATCTGTTTCCAGAAACCGTTGATGATGGTGAAGAATTTCAGGTCGAGCCCATCCGTAATGATACCGCTGTCGGTAACGTTCTTGGCGTCTTTGTCGTTGAACCAGAACAGGCGGTACCAGAAATCCATAATGGAGCGCTCCAGAACCTCAATGACGATGTTCATGTAGTCCGTATCCGTGAAGTCCGGAATGTCGACGCCGGTGCGGAGAGAGTAGATAGTTGCCGACTGCTGAAGGTCAGTGTAACACTGGGACAGGAGGATCTCCCAGATGCCGGGTTCCCATTTCAGCTTGCGGGTGTTGATGTTCCACGGCTGAGGAGTCGGGTTACACCCGGTGTTGACCACGCCGACCATGCCGCCCTCGCCGATGTAACCCACCTCAGTGTTAGTGACGATGTCGGGGAAGACTGTGTGAATGGAGTTGATGTCAGGACCCTGAATGGTGTCCTCCATAATCATCTCCGAGATTGCCTGAATGACACGTCCACAAAAAGTGAACTTGTCCATGTCAAGAAATCCGCCATTTTTAGCTGCCATAGTTCTTAAAGTTTTTGAGTTTGACTACTTGAGAATCTTTTTGGCAGCGTTGACCTTCTGGAGCTTTTCGCGAGCTTCGTTCTTGAGGTCAGCTGCCGAGGGTTCGGGCTTCTTGCCTCCTGGCAGAACCGTCTTGCGGTTCTTCGGGCGGTAGTTGCTACCACGGAGGTTGCGGAGTTCGTTCTCCTGCTCCTCGATGAGGTTCGTTGCCTCGTCGAGCATCGCCTCCAGTGCTGCAACGCGGTCCTCGAGAGACTCGGTGTCCTCCATCTCGATGCTGGTGACGATGTTGTCCTCGACAGTAACCACCCGACCGTCTTCCAGAACGACAGTGCCCGACGTCTCGCCATTGGCGAGAGTTGCCTCTACACCTTCGGCCAGATTGTCCTCTTCACCTACGGTCTGGAGAACGACCTGACCCTCAGCATCCAGATAGTCGAAGTTGGCGGGAGCGCCTTTCTTGCCATTCCGGAATGCCTTGACTTTGCTCATGAATTTTTCATAAGCGCTTTTTTCGTTTTTTGCCATAGCATTAAAAATTTGGTTTGTGTTGTATGAATTGATTTTGGAAATGAATCCCAAGTCAAGAAGTGATTTGGCATCATGGATGCGTTCCTCATGCATGACATTGCGGAGCCGTTCCCGGTCCTGACCTGTCCTCTCGACGTACACGTCGAGAATAGCCTCCTCCTCCAGAGCAAGCTCCTCGGCAATGCTGCGAGCATCGTCGGAAGTGAGCCAATCCCCGACCGGCATGTATACCCGATGGATGAGTGCCCGGCAATTCCTGTTTGCCGACCGGTTCTCTGCCGGAGCTGCCAACAGGATGCACACTGCCATCGAGTGGCATCCCCCGACAATATTTGTATATATCGTCCTCCCGCTCATGCGAAGAAGATCGTAAATCTTGAAGCCCTCCTCAACAGAGCCACCGTCACAGTCGATGTTGATGCACACCTCCTGTTCGTCGGGGTGTTCATCAAGTACCCGGCGGAAGGTCTCCACGGAACAGATCTCTGAGGTCCCGCCCCAAAGCTCCATCATGACCCGATTCTCTTCGGAGTCAATTGCGCCTTTTAAGTTGATGAATATCATGTGCCAAACTATTTCGATACAAATATAATTATTCCTAATAGATATTGAAATACTATTTGTGCTGGATTATTTAAAAATTAGCCCGGTCCTGAATCTGCACGTAGTTAGCATCTTCCCTCCGGATGTCTTCGATCGTAGCAATCACTCTCACCTGGCCAAATGCTTTTTGAATTGCCCTCTCCATATCAAGCCGATTCATGGGCTCCGACGCCTCAGCGAATGATCGGATAGCATATCCCCCGTCCGATCCAACTTTAGTGAACGGTACTCCGCCACCGAGTTCGTTTATGGCTGACAGGAGAGGGAGGAACAGTCGACTCGACTTCTTGTTAATGATGGTCTCGCCTCCTTCCGCCTCAATGTGCACTCCTCCAGCGGCATGACTGGGTCCCTCAATGTATTTACCTCTTGCGGCTTTCGGCAGAGGAGCTGCCCAAAGAGCTGCCATCTGGACTGCTCCCAAAGCTGCAGCTGCTGCAATGAACGGGATAGCTAAAGGGAATCCCATTTTAGCCGATGCCATGATGGAGATGGCAGTATTAATGCCAATCTCGAAGGAGCCCATTGCCCTCTCCCGGATAGCTTGTTCCCGTTCGATTTTGGCAAGTTCTTTCTCTTTCTGCTTCTCCATCTTGATTTTCTTCTCGTTGTACTGAGCCTCCGTGATTTGGCCATTAGCGTACATGTTTGCCAATGCCTGCTCCTCCCGGCTGTATTGTTCTTCTACCTCCTGAACCCGGCGCTCCCCGAGAGCATTTGCCAGATCGTTGAAGGCATTGGCGAAGCCGGAGGCCATTTCTGCATACTCCTGGAGCTTCTCGATCCTCTCCTCCCACAGAGCTTCCTCGTTCTCGGCCATCTCGAGTTGGATCTGAGCAATGGCGTCCTCGTTTCCTTGAGCTGCTGCCAACTCGGCCTCCAGATACCTTTTTCGGATCTCATACTTGGACTTGTGATTTAACTCGGCTTGAGCGAGCTCCTTGTCGAGGTCCATTTGCTGGAGACGAAGATTGTTGGCTCGGAGCTGGGCCTCCTGCTCATAAGTTTTCTCCCCCGCAGCTTTCCTGGCTTCGATTTGCTTCTGGAGCATCTCGTTCTCCAGTTCCAACTTCTTCCTCTCGTTGTCCGCTGCCTTTGAGAGGTCCTCAGCATACTGCTCATCGAGAGCTTGATTGAACCTATCAAGTTGCTGTTTGGTAGCGTCATCCCGGATCTTTTTGATTTCGTCCTGGAGGTTTTGCTGGATCTGTTTCTCGAGCTCGGCTCTGTTGACCAAGAACTGCTCGTAAGCTGCATACTCCTTCTGGTATTCCTCCTCGCTCATACCCCTCACGAATTGGGGAGGCTGAATGTTGGCCAGCTCCTTCATGGCGTCCTGGTACTTCTGAGTAACCTGGGCAATCTGCATGTCGACTGTGCCTCCGGAGGCTACAGCCAATATATTGGCTCTCACCCCAGCAAGGTAGTCATTGAGCTGTTTGGCTTGGTTCTCGTAGAACTGCTTGTCGGACCGAGCCATGGCATTCAGAGCCGTCTGATACTCCTTGTTAGTGATTTTGCCGTGAGTTTTTTGAAGAGCGAGACGCTCCCGGGCTCCATCCTGAGCTGCCTTGTAGAGTTTCCTTTCATACTCCATCCGGATGGCGATGCTCGTAGACTGGAATGTTGTTTGGAACCTGAGATCGTCTTCCCGGATCTTCTGCATGGCTTCCGAGTTCTTCAAAGCAACCTCCAGAGCCTTATCGGCAATGGCCTGCTGAGCCTCCCGGTTGGCTATTGCAGTCTCAAGAGCCAAGTTGGCAACTGCGGCTCCTTCATTCTCGATTGTCCGGAACAGTTCTTGGTATCGACCTTTCAAGTCGTCGAGTTCCTTTTTGGCCTCCTTGTATTTGTCCAAGCTTCCTGACCACGTGTTGAGCTCCTCCTCCTTGGCTGCAATCACCTTCTTCAAGGAGTCGAACTCATCCATTGCAGCCATCTGTCTTTGACGAGCTGCATTCATTTCAATCTCGCGGAGCTTGTTAGCTGTTTTAAGCTGAGCTTCGGCGATCTGTTCCGACGTGGCATGATTGGCTTTGAGATTTTCTATTTCTCTCTTGCCCCGGATCTCCTCGGCTTTTGACAGAGTGTTCCGCTTGGTCTCGATCTGATCCAGTACATACGTAGAGGCTTCGGCAGCTCGATTGTATGCCTCCATTGCCCGGGTTGCTCTCTCTTGAGCTTCCGTGTTACTGTTAAATGCGTTCGTAAGAGCAACCACTCCAGCCACCAATCCGCCCACTGCCGCTGCCACCAATACAACGGGATTGGCAGCCAAAGCCGCGTTCCAAAGCCATGTGGCAGCTGCTGCTGCTTTGGTGAGGATGTTGCCAGTTCCCTGGACGGCGTTCTTAGCAGCTATCGCTTTTGTCTCGGCGAGAGTCTGGTTGATGCCAACCAGCTGAACCAAGTTGGATGCAGCACGATACGTGGCTTCGGTCTTGGAGAGAGCTGCTTGGAGAGAAGACAAGGAGGAGAGAGCCGTGATGATGGTTATCATCTTCGTCATGGTAGCATTGAGCTCCTCGTTCTCGCTCCCCAGTACCTGAGTGGCTGTGGTCCATAAACCGTAGACGGAAGTGATTGCCGAAGTTGCATCCGTGACAGCGACCAGTGTGTCAATTCCTCGTCCAGTCTGGTCGATGGCTGTATTGACCGTGTCCTCTGCCGCCTTGAGCTCACCAGCTCGCTTGACCATCTCCTTGAAGGATGCTGAACTCGTATCCCCGGCTTGAGCCATCCGGATCAGAGTGTCTGTCAAGTCGTTGAGCTCCTGTTTCAGGTTATCCGTTGCCTTCTCGTAGTTACCAACGGATCGGCGATAGTCCCCGAGTGCCTCCTCCTGAGCTTTGAGCTCCTCAGTGGTCTCTGCAATACGCTTTCCGAGCTCGGCTTTACGAGCTGCGTCCTGCATCGAATTGCCCAACTCTGCAAACTCGGCATTGTCCAAAGCCAACTGAGTTCTGAGCTTGTTCAGACTGGCCTCCTGTTGGTTCTGGAGCTTAATGTTATTCTGGATTTGCTTCTGGTACTTATTCGCCTCGCTGTTGATTGCCTTGATCTGGTTGTCAAGTGCGTAGTATTCTTGGGCATTCTCCTCGGTCACTTTGCCCAGAGCCTTCTGTTGATCCCTCAGCTCCTGGGACCGGAGTTTCAATTCGGCTAACGTCTTGAGGGCATCCTCAGCTGTTACCCGGACATTGTAGATTGTACTTTTCTGTTCTTCGGCCATATCACATTCGTATTAGGTCCACTTTGGTTATCTTCCCAGCTTGGAAGTTGTTTATCTTTGAGACGTAGAACCAGAACCCATGCTCTTCCAGCCATATCGGGTTGAACAGGTCCAGGCTTTGGATGTCGAGCGAGTCCAAAAGAATTTGGGTCTGTAGGATCTTCGGTCTTTTGAGTATATTGTTGATGAGCTTGTCGTAGTACTTCGGAACGTAGTAATTCAAATTTTTGAAATATGCCGTGTATAGTCGTACTCGGGTAAGAGTGTAGCCTACACTTACCTGGGGCCACATATAGTCAGACTTATTGATGTGGACGACCATCGGCTTACTGAGAGCATTGTACTCCCAAGTCGTCTCGGTCATTTCTCCGTTCTCCATCCGACCTCTATTGATGGTCCAAATTGGGTAGTTAGCAAGTGTGTGGGTCTTGCTCGTACTGTCCTCGTCATAGAGAGTTTGGTTGAGTCCTGCCAAGAACCCAATTTGGAACAGGAGTTTGGTGGGCTGGAGGTTGACGTCCGGGATGCTGAACTTGTACGAGTCAGTAACATTGTTGTCCTTGTTGTCCTCCAGCTTTATCTCGTTGGACTGGGCATAGCTGGATAACTGGAAGGTAAGTTTTGTGTCCTTACCTTTTATCAGCTTGTCAGACCAATTCTTCCCGGACGAGCTTCGTCTGTTGTAGAACTCCTGAACCGAGTATGCTCTTGCTACTTTGGTAGCGGGATTCACGTCGATGGTTAGCCCGAACAGCTGGAAGAAAGCTTTGACTATGTCTCCCAAGCTCTTGAACCCAGTCGAGGCCAGGAGGTCATAGGTTAGCCCGGGCTGGGGCTTATCCCCCGGCGAAGTTTCCGGCGCGGGAGGAGCAGTAATGCTGACCGGGAACCTCATGTCATACTGATTGACAGAGGGATTGACTGTGGCGAGAGATCCGGACACCAGGATGTGCTCTCCTGCCTCCATCGGGATGTCGACCGAAGCGCTGCCGGAAGATCCAGACGACCAGGATCTGGTCAACACTATAGCACTGGTCCCGTCGTTCTTGTAATGGGTAACTTGGACTGCCACAGAACCATTCCGGATGGCAGAAATATTGGACCATGAGAAGCTGAACGTGATGGTCGTGTCCCACAGAGTCATCCATGAAAATGTTCCTGCTACAGATCCCATCAATAGACGCCCGGCGACCGGGTCACTGAGAGTTACTCCCGGGTATCCTTGCCATATCACTCCGACCGTAGTGCCAATCGGAGGATCCTGGATCCATCCAGTTCCAGATGCTTTCGGAGCATTGGGATTGTCTGCCAAAACGGGGTAAGTACAAGGCAAAAACATTTCACTCCGATCGACGGGATCCACGTCAGTCTCGAGTCTGTAGCCTGCTCGATCGAAGATCCACGTTACGAGGTCATACCAGTTAAGATGGGGATAGAACTTGTCCAACTCCCGGACTTGTCGGATTGCCTCCATGGAGATCGGGGGGACGTTCGGGTTCTTCTGGAGAGTTGCATATAGCCAAAAGTACAGGACTTTAGATTCCTCGGGGCCGGAGAGGTATCGCTCGGCCTGTCCCATTGTGTCCGTGTACCACTTGAGGAGAAACATGCCAGTCCCGGGATCCTTCGCGTCAGTGTTGTTGAGGGTGTCGAACAAGTCAGCGGTTGCTCCGAGAATCTGGATCCCGATTGACGTGTCAGACACGTCTACGATGTTCAGCACTGCTCCCGCCGGGGATATGAGTGCTCCCTCATAGAATAGCTGGCAAGGAAACTTCATGTATGGCACATACGAACCTGAGCCAACTACAAAACTGAATTGGAATGCTTGCTCGTTATGGGTCGTCCTGGGAAGACTGATCCGCTGGGAGTACGAGGCATTACGGTCTTTCAGCTCAGCCAGGTTGTTGATCTGGTAATTCATCGCAGGAGCATCCAGCGGGAGGTCCAGTGACCAGACCTCGCCGTCAATGCCTTTCATGAGTAGTTCGTAGTTCATATTACCACTGAGTCTGTTCGTCAATAAGTTGGAACTCGTAGCTAACAGTGTTCCGGGGAGCTTTGGTGTCCCAAGTCAGATCAGTATCATCTACGAGGACTCGTTGCCATGCTCCAATTTGATAGTTGTAAACCTGGACCAAAGGCGAGAGAGCAATCCCTTTGAGCAAGTTGAAGTCGTTCTCATCAAGCTGTTCTGCTCCGGCTTGAACTATGTTCTTAAACTCCGGAGCTAACTCGCCTCTCGTCTGTGAGGCATAGGGGTCTCTGGAATTCGCTAATACGTATTGGTCTCCCCGGTCAACCTCCTGCGTATACTTCTTGTGTTGCTCGAACATATACGTGTCCCATCCGCCTTTCCGGTTTATCCAACGAATGTAGAATGGGTTGCAAGGTACCTCCGTGTCGACAAACATGATATTCCATGCTTGATCAGGAAATTCTCCACTGGAAATGCCGAGTTTTACGTAGTCAGCTCCGCCGGTAAGCTCATCATCAAATTCGCACACAAAGGGGATGTTGAGTCGGGCAGAAATGTCAAATTGATCTTCTGTCGGTCTCTCCGTCAGCTTAACCCGAACGGCGACCTGGTGAGAGAGGAGGAGTCCCGAGGCCCCTTTCGGGAACAGAGTGACGAAGTATGGGTACCCGGAGTATTTTTTTACATACAGATTCCTGTTGTTGTCAGGAGTTCTGTCAGTCAATGCCAGTCCTATATTTGACATGGAGAAGTTGACGTTGTGTCCCCGGGGTCGTACTCCTCTGGAGGCATACCGGACATTGAAATCCTGTTCGCCACCGCCTCTGTAGGCGTATGCTGATATGAGGTTGTAGTCAATGCCAAAGCCGACTCTTGAGATAATGTACGGGAATGTTCTGGGACGATCCCGGAACCCAGCTTTAGCCAAGAAGCTGAGATCGTACTTCTTAGTCGGCCCGAATCCCGAGTCTCTGTAGATGTCGATGCTTTCAGTTAATGAGTTCGCTGCTTTCACTGAACTGGGGCTATACAGAATGTAGTTCTTTCCATAGGTCAAAGACATGTCGGTCAGTGTGACCTTCACTCCAGCCGTTGCTCCTTCTTTCCCGGCATAGATGATCAGTACTGTATTGGGGTGTCTCACATTTTCAGTATCCGGAATTCGGACACGCCACACCATGGAAGAGCCAATCATTAGGTCGGTCGTAACAACCTTGACCACCCCATGGCCTTCTGCGTTACCTTGGTATAGTGCTACCGTCAGGGAAGTTGCTTTGTTTACTGTGCCATGGCCAATCCGAAGAGCATAATATTCTCCAGGTACCATCCTCCGGGGTATTACGAACTCTCTGAACCAGTTTTGACTCGTGCCGCTACTGTTGTCAAACACCTCGGTTTGCTTGTTGTCAATGATGTTAAGCGAGATCATGTTGTCCTCGTCAAAGTTTTGGGTCTCGACCTCGAGCCCGGATGTTAAGTTGTCGGTCTCAACTGGTATTTGCGAATATGCTGAGTATAGGGAGTCGTCAGCCGGTTGATTTGTAATTGCCATATCGCGTTATATTATATATCCGTGGTCCATATTGTTGTCGGGTGTGAATGCCTCTTCAATGAGGACCTCCATTGTCTTGTCCAAATGCTGAGCCAGATACTCCTCGAAGTTATCAGCGGGAGTGTCTACCAAGTCAACGTAAATGTGATTGCGGTAAAGCTCTGAGCCCTCTCGCTTTATCTTCCATGCAGTAGCATTTCCAAATCGGACCAGATCCTTTGGGTCCGAGAAGGTGATGCCTTTGAGCTTTGCCCACTCCATGATTATCTGTCCCAAATTGGCGGGGATCTTGCCAGGGCCTCGTCCTCGTATGAGAGTGTAGAAGTAGTTTGGAGCTTCGATCGTTCCCCAAACTGTTTCACCTTCTCGTCCCGTCTGGACCGTTATCTGAGCATAGGTTCTGCCTGAAGCTTCCTGCCCGGCGTCCTGTGATGCCCGGATGATCTCGTCCCTCATCTGGGTGAGACCCTCAGCCAATATCTGTTCCAGTCCTACCGCCATTTGTTTCGGGGTTTGCGAGCATTGGCTTTCTGCTGAGCCTTACGCTCCAGTTCCTTGTTCAATCGCTCCCGGAAGAGGTGACTCTGCAAGTTGGTGAAAAGGAGGTTGTATACCTTTCCGTATTTCCACTCCAGAATCTCATCCGGGTCCTTCGAGTAGTCCTTGGCCAGTGCAGTGATGGTAGCCATCTCGCCAACCACCATGGAGAATTGGGCAATGCCGGCTGCCTTTTCCTCAGCACTGGGCTCGTACTTGAGCTCCGTCTGTTCTCGTTCGATCCAGTATTTAATGCCCATGAGAACCTCGTACCAGTACTCGACAATTTCTGAGGTGTTCCTCAGACTCCATTTGACCCCAAGACATTGCATTCCTTCCTTCATCTTGTCGATGTCAGTCAACTCCTTGTCAGTGATGATCCGGCCAAGCTCTATGCGTTGGCCGAACGTCATCTGACCGCCTTGTATGTCGATTCGCTGTATCATACCATTGTATAAATATCACGGAAGGTCCAAACGTTGGGGAATTCTCCCTCAGGCTTCACATTGATTTTAGTTACAATTAAGTCTTCGGTGTCCGGGAATGTGTACTCTTTGAGTTTCCATTCTCCCCCTGCATATGCTGGGGTTAGGGGTCTTCCGCATAATATGCTTCCATACGGGTACAATGCCGTGACCAGGTTAGCCGGAACAGTGTTAGTGCTTATAGATTCGGAGCCTACAGACCTATCGACGGGTTTCGATTCAGTATTCTCAAAGGTTATCGTAATTCCCCGCATATTAAATCCTTCGTGGATGATGTCTATCAGTCTTACAGGCTTGGGTTCAGGAGGAATAGGCTTATACGCATCGAGACACCATTCTTGCGTTACTGTTAGCTCCAGTCCTACGCTGACCTCGTTGGCATCGAATCTGGCAGATGGGTACAGAATCCTAACGGTATTGAGCATTTCAGGATGTCTGAAACCTAATTCCGAAGTCTTCAAGAGATACAGGAATGGCCGAATCATCTGCTCCTCGATTTGGTTCTTCAACTCCAGTCGTCCGATGGTGGGCGAGTTTTGGCTGAACTTCGTGTCGCCTTTGTAGGCATCGTTGGCCATCGGCTCGAACTTGCAGAAGTATATCTGCATGATGGTCCTTTGCTTCTGGTGCCCTCTGTAAGGAATATCATAGTAGCCAGTGGTGGGCTCCTCAACATATACAAAGTCAGACGATACCCGATTGCCGTCCGAGTCTGTTACGAATCTTTCCATCGTGTCTACTTTGACATTCAGCATCCGAGCCTGGTCACACTCAAAGACGGCCAGAGGATTGACCATCTTGACCATGTCGCGGATGAGGGTTATGATGTTCAGTATCATCGTTTTGTGGGGATTATTATTTTGGCGGACTTCATGCCAGTCGCCTTCGGCTTGATCTCGAATATCATTCGCATGATGAGCATGTCCAGGAAGTCCGGGGACCTTCCGAGGAGCTGCTTCATGGTGTCCTTGGAGATGAGCTCTCGCTTCTGCTCAGCGGAGTTCGTGTTCTTGGACTTGAGGACAGTCATCTCCTGCTTGATCTTCTCCTGAACTTCGGGAGAGCAGATGATGTGGATCTGGCGCTTGTTGATGAGCTCCGCCAGCTTGAATGCGCACTCCGATTTGATGTTGTTGTACGTCTTGGAGTCAATGGCTGACTGTCCTCCGTGAAACTCCCGGATGCCTTTCAGGTAGCTCTCCAAGTAGAACCCAAGTCCGTCAGCGTCCGAGACGATGCTGGACCGGGGGACTTTCAGACCCGTAGCCAATTTGGCGATCTTCTCCTCCATCTCCTTGCCTTCCGAGAAGCCTTTTGCGATGGGGATCCGACAGACCATGCCATCCCAGGTTCCAACCACCCAATTGTCTCGTCCTTTTCCAGCAAGGTCAGTGCTGATGAACTTGTTGCCCGTCGGGAGTACGAACTCATTGCTGAACATGTCGCACACTGCGTCATAGTCGACCAACCAATTCGGGTCATCGTCATACTCCCAGTTGCCAAAGACCAGTCGCTCGATCTGCGACTGGGTCAGGTTGCGGAGAAGCCCCTCAATGTACGTGGCTGGGAGAGTCTTGTTGTCCTGGGGCAGAGCTTTGACGAACCGACGCCAAGGAGGCAGCTTGTTCTCCTTCCATGGCTTGTAGTAGTCCGTATAGAGGAAATTGTTGGACGGGTTGCAGGTGATGAGGAGTTTGGGGGCCAACTTGTAGACGTCGTTCTTCCAACGACCGATGGAAGCCTGGAGGTTGGTCTTCGCCTCGCGGATAAACTCGCCACCCTCCTCAATCCATCCCCGAGTCATCTGCATGGAGCCGAACCTCTCGTACATGGGGTCACTGGGGTTGTACTTGGCGTCGATCAGGTAGATGCGGCTTTTGTTGTACAACTCGAAGAAATTGTATTGGCCATTAAAGTGGTAGTAGTTCTCCGTGATGCCCCAGTGGGTAAATACCTCGTAGAGGGAGGGAATAGTGTACCGGACCAGGTCGGCAGCCGTCTTACGCGCAATAAAATAAAATGTCTCCGGATAGGTGAGGGCATCGCCGGCTATCAAGGAACACCCGAGGTAGGATTTGCCAGCACCTTTCGTGCCGGCATACAGAATGTCAGTGACCGAGTCATCAAGCCATAACCGAGCCACTTCCTTCTGCTTCTCGTTGCCTTTGGTGTCAAATTGAAGCCGGCGTCCCATTTTATTTTACCTCCATTCCTGTTATCTGTTCGAGAGTAATGCCTCCCGTCAGGTTGACATTTGTCTTGCGTCCTTGAAGTACCTGGATGAGGCTGGCAGCGTACTTGCCAACCAGTGCTCCCTCAATTTGCTGGGAATTGATGGCGTCCTCGATGGTGCCACCGATTGCAGCTGCTACCGGGTCTCCCGTGAGCTCCTCGTACTCAACAGGATTGATGCCAGCAAACAGCCTGAATGACTCGACGGTCATCGGGCGGGAAATGTATACGCTGCAGTCTTCGCCATTCTTATTCTTGTGAGCCTGGGAAAAATAGTTATCCTGCATGAATTTGCAATACTCGATGAATGCAAAATAAAGCTCCTCCGCATCGGTGGGCTTTACAAATTCCCCGGCGTCTCGCCTTTTCTGTCCCTCCTCCATATAGGCGAGCGGACTCATTTTATATGTGCTTCGTGCCATGCCTCAAATATAATCAAACCTTATACAAATTAAAAATTTATTTCTGCACAACAATCCCCGGAGCGTTTGGCCCCGGGGATCTTTAATTTATTCGCTTACGCGAATGAGGGTCACACCGAACCACAGGAACTTGACCGAAATACCGTTCGGCCAAATCATGCCTTCGTGGACCGTGGCGATGGAGAGGGTCCAATTACAGTACTTGGTATTAATCTCCGAGTACAAAGCCCAGTTTTTCCCGAGCTGCTTAAAGTGTTTTGCTTTCATTCTTGAAAATTTTTAGTTTCGTATGCGCGAGTGCCGTCCAGTATTTGTGGGTCGAGAGAAGTCCCAATTTGGCACCAGTTCTACTGGACCAATTTCTACTGGACCAATTTCTACTGGACCAATTCTACTCGCCTACGACTTCTTTTTGAACTTTTGAATCCGTCTCTCCGCTCTCTCCATCTGCTTGATGGATCGATCCAGTTTTCGTCTGGGGTTGATCCACCATTGGCGGATCCCGCCGAAAATCGCGAACAGGCCGATAATGGCCAACAGATAAATTGCAATCATTTTTTACGCCTCCTTTCTAATTTGGTTTGTAATTTGCGTACCTCAACCCAGTCCTCATGCCGCATCCAGTCCGGACGGGATAGCAGAGTCAGTTGACCCCGTGCTATTTGCATGGTGGTCTTTTTCAATTTGCGGGCGTAGTCCAGGACCTCCCGCTCCTCTTTTGAATAGATCCCCAGCCATCGCCGGAACACTCCAAGTTTCCCAGTTGGGGGTAGCCCCAACTTCTCAGTTTTTTCCATAATAAACAACATTTGACCAGTAGTAAACAATAAAATTTCTTATTGTTTCTCACCTAAGTGATTGATATTCAATTGATTAGGTCCCCAATTCTCCTCCCGAGAAACAATGTAAACAATGTTTCTGTGCACTCTATTTTGTGATTTTTCATTTCCTAAATTGGTCATAATTTTCCTCATATTCCCTATTCAGGTTTTCCTCCTAAATTATTGTTTACATTGTTTACAAGGGCCTAAATCATTGATATTCAATCGATTATCGAGAAACAATGATTGTTTATTATTGTTTCTCATTGTTTACTGCTGTTTTAATTTAAGTGATTGATTATCAATGATTTGGGATTCTTTCCATTGGAACAATAAACAATAAACAATAGGGGTCCCCCGGATTTTTGGGGAGGGGCTGTCGAGATTTTTGCCAATAAACAATGGAACAATGGTTTTATCAACTTTTGGGGCCGGGAGTCCCCCTGATTTGTAAACAATGAAACAATGGTTTGACCAACTTTTGGGGCCGGGGCCATGGAAAAATTGTAAACAAAGAAACAATAAAACCATCAACTTTTGGGGCCGGGGGTTCTATTCCCCAGTGGACCCGAAGCCCCTCACTCCTCTTTCAGTCGGTTGCGAGAAAAGCTCGGCTTCCGACTCGAGAACTTCCACCCCAACATAGACAATAGGCATCACCAAACCCTGAACCAGCTTCATCCCCGGCTTGAGGATGACGGGATCCTTGCCGACGTTCATGACGTGCAGATGGATTTCTCCTTGGTAGTCTTCGTCAACCACGCAGGCTCCGACCTGGAGCTGGTGCTTGGTGGCAATACCGCTCTTGTTGAACATGATGAGGGCACACCACCGGGGTATTCGAGCTTTGATACCGGACGGAATGTTGATGCTTTCGCCCGGCCAGATCTGTTTGGCTTCAAAGTCTTCCGGAATGTAGAAGTCCAGCCCGGCGGACAGACCCGTTCCTCTGGTCGGGGTCTTGACATTTCTTACTTTTACGATTTTCATTTTTTAAAATATTTTTCGAGACGAGCTCGGTGTGTTGTGCCTGATGAGAGTGATGCTCCTTCTATGAAATTATACCGAGTGTGAAGAGGCAGCTCCTGGAATGCCTTCTTGAACGGTTGACCATCCGATTCAAATATCTTGCCCGCAGGATTGCCGGGCGTAACGTCCTTCATGTTTCGGGACTTGATCCACCACAAAGCCTCTTCCCGATTTATGGAACGTATGGAGGGTCTAACAGACCCCTTACGGAGCGTCATTTTGAACCATTGAGCCTCCGTATTGGAGTCATCTTCTTTAAACCATACCCGGTAATATCCAATAGCTATTGCCATAAGTTGTAGAATATTTCGTGACACTTCTTGCGGTACGCCATCGGATCCTGCCGTATACTTTGGCACTTGAGAGGCTCTTTGGGTCGGTCGAGAATCTCCTGAGGCAGGACGTCGCTGAAAGCATCTTTGAGAATGCGCTTATGGGTTCGGTCCTCCCGGGGCAAACAGAGAGCGAACCTGACAACGTCATGTCCCAGGAATGGTGACCGGAGTTCAACTGTGCTCCTCATGGAAGCCCGGTCAAGCCGAGGCATGTGGTAGAACGGAAGTTCCTGGAACACGTCTGAGAGCTGGGAGTCGTAGTCATCTACTCGGCGATAGCCCCCGAATAGTTCGTCAGCTCCATCCCCGGTCAGAATGACCTTCTCCCGGACCTTCTCCATGAGTCGGAACTGGGGGATCATGGAGCCCAAGTCGATGGGGGTCTCGTTATATCGGAGACACCTCTCCAGACAATCATCATCAGGGATGGGGCCAAGAGAGGTGATAGAAACCCCTAAAAATTCGGACAATAGCATGCCAAATTTTGATTCATTATTCTCCACCATATAGAGATTAACCCCCAGACCCATTCGATGAAGAATAGAGGCAACTATGGATGAATCCAGTCCTCCAGAAACCAAAGCTCCGACCGGGATTTTGGAATACATAGCTCTACGGCGTATGGACTCGGAAACTCGTTCCCGGAGTTCCTGAGCCAGCCGCATCCTACCCAAACGGTACGTCTTATTCTGGAGTCCCCAGTTGAAGTAGTCCCTCCGGATGACAGTCGGGGTCACTCTCATGCTGTCAAAGGAGTAGACCGTGTTCGGCATGATACGCTTAACTGTGTTCCACGGAGTCCGGTCGTCCCAGTTATAACCCCATTTGAACACTTCCGACTGGTAGTACCGGTCGAAGTCCTTGAAGTCTGACACCAACGGGGTTATCTCCGAACAGATCTCCCCGAACTGGTTGTAGTAGAGCTGCTTCTTTCCGAGAGGGTCGGTGAAAGCAATAATTTGACCCTTCCTGTACCAGCATATTGCCCACATGCCATCCCAGTGGTTAGCTTCGAGAAGGATGTCCTCCAAGCAGTTGACCCCCGAAATCTGAGCCCCAAACAAGTCGCGAAGATACTCGACGTCGCTGGAATACCTCGTAGGATAATTGTAGATCTCCCCCACGTAAAGAAGCCACCCGTTGTTTTCGGCTAACTCTATAGGCTGAGCCAGACCATCGCCTGGTTCAGTCTGAATGGGCAAACGGACATGACTGAGGAACCATCCTCCTTCGGCAATCTGGGTGGATTCGATGCCCCTATGCTGTATCTTGTCAATGGCGTTAGCCCTTCTTGTTATACTTATTCCGCACATATCTTTTGTATTTTCTAATCCCGGCAATCGCATCCGCAAAACAAATGCCGAGGATCCCTATTGCTAGGAGGATTGCCGTTACTATGATAGCTACGTCCTCACTTCCTTTTACCATGTCTTTTTCTTCTTATGTCCTTCCGGATCTCATCTACTGCGATTAGAAATGTAATGTAGAATACAGCTGCTGCCGCCAAAGAGGTCAAGACTACCCCAATCAGCACTTTAACTCCTATGTCCATCATTCTTCGATTTTTTGAGGATCTGTTGTGCCTTTTCCTCGATCCAGTTGGTGTAGCACCGGCTCCCCATGTGGAGCCCAGTCAGGAGCTTCGAGCATCCCGGACAGAACATGCAATCGTCATATTGCTGATGAGCTTTAGCTCTTGCTTCGTCGATAGTCATAGCTTAATAGATTACCCATTTGGAGAGATCTTCGTTGTATGCATGGAGGGACCCAGCGAAGTAATGCAGAGAGCCCTTCTTGAGAGAGGGGTAGGTAGCTGCGAGGATGTTGAACACGTAGTCCATCATAGCCTCTGTCAACCAGATGTCGATTGCGAAGTGCTTGAAGAAGTCATTGCTCCGGATGTAGTATATCACGTGGAGCCGGTTGTTCCGGATGAGGAACTGATAGCTGATGGAGCAAGGTACTCGGGTAAGAGCCCCGGCTGTTGCCCGGGTGTCCTCCGGCTCGAAGATCATGACCATTGCTCGTCTGGAGTGCGGGTCGTCCCGGAGAGTCATGATGACATTCTCCAACTGGTGAATTTCGGGTCCTTTGTGGAAAATGTGCAGACGCTCCGAATAGGTGTAGTCGAAGCGACCCTCCTGCCGAGTCTTGCTCACCAGCTTCTGCCACAAGTCCCGACGGATTTCCCAGCTTTTACCGGGGTTGACTCCGTTTCGGTCAAGCCGGTCGGAGAGCTCTGCTCGGCAGTACTTCTCGATGAGTTCGGCCTCATCCTTGAACATGAAGTCGAGCATCTCACGTTTGCCGAGATACGGCTTCGAGATGACGAAGCTCACCCCGATGAGTTCCTTGGTGAGCCGGTCGTCCCCGCTGAGTTCCTGGTTTTGGTAATGGTTGACCGGGACCGTGATGCCGGAAACCTTGAGCTCCCGATCCATCTCCCGGATCATTTCGAAGCAGTCTTTAAATATTCTACCCATATCAGTATTTGGATTTAATGCGAAACAGATTTACTTGATACTTCAACGACCAGAGCTCTTTGACTCGATTCTCGGAGAGACCCAAATGCTCGAACATTATGACGAAGTAAGTCCATATCCACTTGAGCCGGTCCTCGAAAACTACCAAGTCAACCATGTACTGAGATTGTCTCCACTCTCTGTTCTTGAGACAGTTTGCTGTCATGCCGATGTGTCCGATTAAGGTAAGCAGATCCCCCGCAAAATCTTCGTCTTCCAAAACCTGTGCCCATTTAGGCAGCGTCCAGTCGAAAGAAGGAGTCATGCCATAAAGCTGGTAAAGCTCCAACATGAAGTTGAATGCGTCAATCAGCTCCTCGTCAAAGTGCTCGCCATCGAGTTCCTCCTCGATAGCTTCCTTTGCCTCAGCGAGTTCCTCGACAATCTGCCAACAGAGTTTTTTGAAAAGCTCCTGATCCTCCAAAGTGTTGATGTCAAAGTTCGCGATGCGCTCTTTGAAGTATGGCCTGTACATGAGCTGGAGCTCCCCCTGGAGGGCATAAATCTCCTCCCAGCTTTTAATGAATGGCTTAAAATCTTGTGTGTTCATGGCTTGATCTTTGAGAACGGGTTGTATTGCCCCGGGTCTTCTTTGGGCGAGTAGTATACAGCTATTCGGCGTCCTTCTTCGGTGAGAACATGTTTGATCTCATGCACCTCGATGGGACTGATCCGGATGAAGTCCACAGCCTCCGAAATGGTTGAGAAGTACGTAGGTACTACTCCCTGAGCTTTTAACGGCTTGGGTTCCTCGAGTTCGTTGTTGATGGCCCCGATTGTGGCTACCATGTCAAGGAGATTGTCCTCCTTGTGTGCATTGGATTCACGTGCCATTTTCACTGCCACTTGGACCCAAGACACGTCAAGAGCGGTCAGAGGCTTACCGGTAATGACCGAGGCGATCTCTGCGGCCTTCTGGTTGCATTCCATGAACGGTCCGTATTGTCTCTCCTTTTCCTCCGACCGCTCATTGATGATTTGGTCAGCGTGTTTAAGTATGTTACTCATGATTTTTAGTATATAGGTTAGACCCCGGGGAGGGACTCGAACCCTCCTGTACCACTCCGGGGTGCCAAGTGGAGTGACGGCTCCACTTGGCGAGGAGTTCTGACTTACTCCTCAGCCGGTGCGTTCTCCGGCTCGTTCTGTTCTGCTTCGGGAGCTGCTTCGTCAGCCTTCTTCCGGCCGCGCTTCGGCTTCTCGGTCTCTTCGGGAACCGGTGCCATCTCGCCGAGCTCCAGGTCCTTCGAGTCGATGCCCTTGCCCCAGACGTGACCGTCGTTGGTCTTGATGCGGTACTGGATGAAGTTGTTGCGGGGGTCGAGACGAACTCCGATGATGATGCCGTCGGTCTGCTCCTTGGTCTTCGTGCAGATGAACTTGCAGAAGCGGCCGATGTTGGCTTTGGCCTTCTCGAGATTGGCTTGGGCCTCCTCTGCAGAGATCTCCTTCTTCAACGGGCGAGGTTCCTTGGGTTCCTTCGGGGTCTTTGCCTTGCGAGCCTTCTTCGGCTTCTCCTCGGCGACCTCGTCGTTCTCCTTGATGCCGTTCTCGGCTTTGTACTCTTCGGTCTCAGTGGCGTTGTAGACAGCGCCCTCCTCTGCCGGATGTTCCTGAGATGCTCCTCTCGATGCGAGGATGGATTCGATGGCGTCAAGCTCGTCACCGGTCTTGACCTTGGCCAACTTTTGAAGAACTTTCGAGCTGTAGCTCTTGTACTTTTCGATAAACTTTTCCATAGTGTTTAGTTGTTAAGTGTAGTGTAAAAGTAAGAAAAAATACCCAATTAAAAAAATTTTTCACCAGAAAAATTGAAATTATTTCAATTCGACTGTAATTAATTCCTCCTTTCGGGGGGTCGCGTCCAGCCACACCTGCCGGATCTCCTTGATTGCTTTTTCACTGTTAGTCGTCGCTCAATAGTCTCTATTTAAGGGATTTACTTTCTTCTCTCCATTTGGCATTTAGGACAGCCCAATATCTGTGCCCCTCTTTCGAGTCTTCCCATGTGAATGCTTCTCTAAGTTCTCCGCTATTCCATTTTTCACACTTGGCTTTGTAATATTCCATGTCTCGTCCACTTTTGGTGAATTCTCTTTCGAAGTTTTCCAGTGCGTTGTTTGCTTCCAGAAATTTGATGAATTTTCCCCATGCGTTGTCTGCTTCCAGGAATTTGATGATGTTTTCCATAGTGTTTAGTTGTTAAGTGTAGTATAAAAGTAAGAAAAAATATCCAATTAAAAAAATTTTTTACCGGGAAAATTGAAATTATTTCAATCCAATTCGACTGTGATTATGTCCAATATGTTGGAGGTTTTCATGCTATTGACTGCCAGTAGAGCCCTTCTGATCCCCAAGTCCTTCATTGCTCGTTTTGCTTGAGCAATGGCCCTGGATTTTATTCTTCCGTCGGGGATAGCTGCTTCGTAGCTGTTGTAATCCTCGTCCATTAATTCGTAGTAATATCGTTTCATTGTCCTTTTGTTTGTATCACAAATATAATACTTCTGCTACAAATACTACGATGTTTTGCGATATTTTTTCATATATTTTTCGACCCTCGCTTTTACAGCTTCCATGAGAGCATCCTGTCCCCGGGTCTTCGCTTTCTGGGCTCTTATGACGTCCTGGTCCACTGTCTTCGAGCATACCAGTTTATTGACTATAACAACCTCCTTCTGTCCTTGTCTGTCAAGTCGAGCATTGAACTGCTGCTCCAGCTCAAGAGAATAGGTCTGCCCAAACCAGATGATGCGGTGTCCTCCGGCTTGGAGGTTGAGCCCATGGCCCCCGGAAGCCGGGTGCATCAAAAGAACCTGGATTCTGCCGGCATTCCAGTCAACGATGTCCTTCTCCGTTTTGAGTTCCCGGGGCTTATACTTGGCGAGAGCCTTCATGAGCCGGTCTCTGTCATGCTGGAAGGTCCAACCTATGAGGACTGACTGTCCCCCGGCGTCCTCAATGAGTTCCTTCGTGGCTTCGATCTTCAACGTGTGCACCTCATGGGCCACTCTCTGTTCATCGTACACTGCTCCATTGGCAAACTGGAGGAGCTTAGTGGACAAAGCTGCTGCATTGACGGCCGGGATCTCCACTGAGTCCCCGAGCTGATCAATCATGCTGAGAACTTGTTCCTCCTCGAAGGAGTCATAAGCTTTTTGGATCTCCGGGGGCATCTGGATCTCCACTATGTTGTCGATGCGCTCGGGGAGATCGAGGTAGTCCTTAGCTTTCATGCTCATGCAGATGTCCCCTATCTTTGAATATATGCGCTCCTGATTCTCTTTGGATATGTCGTACGAATATACAATATGCCCGTTTCTACGTCCTGGCTTAAAGTAGTTGTCACGATAGTGGGATATGTATTTGCCCAAGCGCTCTCCCCGGTCCAGGAGGTACATTTGGGCCCAAAGGTCCATAAGACCGTTGGGTGCCGGGGTACCAGTCAAACCTACTACTCGGGAGAGTGAAGCCTGAACGTGCTTAAGAGCTTTGAATCTGATTGACTTGGGGTTCTTGAAACTGCTGAGCTCGTCGATGACCACCATGTCGAACGGTAAGCAAGATCCCCCGTAGAGCCCGCATAGCCAAGCCACGTTGTCTCTTCCGATGGTGTATACGTCTGCCTTCTTGGCAAGAGCCTCACGACGTTGACGTTCTGTTCCGACGATGCGAGACACTTTAATGTGCTTCAAGTGGTCCCATTTCTCGACCTCCTGGGTCCAAACTGATTCGGCTACTCTTTTGGGAGCTATGACTAATACTCGTCGGACCTCGACCTCTTTAAACATGAGCTCGTTGATGGCGGTCAAAGTAGACACTGTTTTACCCAACCCCATGTCCAGGAACAGAGCACAGTGCGTATGGCTTATTATGTGGTCAACAGCTTGTAGCTGGTATTGATGGAGATCATTTTCGGTCATATTCCAATGCTAACATTTTACAACCCATGGTCGTGTCTATCACCTCGACCCGAAAGCCCATTGCTTTCAGCTTCTGGTGCATTAATGTCTGTATTTTTCTGGGCTTTTTGCCGAATGCTTTCAGCTCAACGAAAACGACTTCGCCACCGGGGAACAGACAGAGCCGGTCAGGGAGGCCAGCATTGTGAATTGCGGGGAGTTTCAAACACCAGCCACCAACTCTCTCCACCTCAGTGACGAGTCGTTTCTCAATCGAGTTTTCGCACGTAGTATTTTTGCTTTCCATAAATGGGGAAATTTTTAGTAGACTTGCATGGCTCCCATTCGGGCATGCTCTTCAACAAGTCATTGATTTCTCGGGTCTTATACCGGTCCATGTCCTCTCTATTCCGCCCAAGACATTCGCACCATATCTCAGCAACACACACGTAGTCTCGGGGGGTGGTCCCTTTGGGGTTTAATTCATCGACCAGGAAGTCTCTTCTCTGGTAGAGGTCCATTGAGTCCCAGTTGTCCGGGAGCTGACGGTCCAAGTACGCCTCAATGATGCCTTTCCGTTCATCCGACTCGCTGTGCGAGCTTTGCTCATTTTTGGCTATTTTTTCTGCTTCATGGCTCAAATAGAGTTTCTCCTTGGATTTGTACAGGACAACTGCCTCAGCCCATATCTGGTCTATCTCGTCGTCCAGTTCCATGAACACGTCTTTTTTGGCATTGTTGGGCATCACGTCTACAGGCATGAAACGTCGGTTGCCAGTGGGATCCCTCAGGAATTCGCTGTCGTTTGTGGTGCCGAAGAAGACACATTGCCGGGGATATATCTCAGAAGTTCTGGCATAGGCTGGTCTAAATGAATCTTCGGACTTGGATATGAAATGCTTCACTGACTCGACCTCCGCTTTGCGGAGACCGGAGAGCTCGGCTATTTCAATAAGCCATGCCCCCTGGATCTGCTCGAGAGCCTCTTTCCCCTGGACTGTCAGGAATGTGTCGCTAAACCAGGATTTTCCCAATTTTTTGATGAACGTACTTTTGCCAGATCCTTGGGGTCCTACGAGCATTAGCACAAGGTCGAATTTGACCCCCGGGTTCATAACTCGGGCAACTGCTCCAACCAGCATCTTGCGGATGGCTTCGCGAGAGTAGATGTTGTCGTCAGCCCCCATGTAGTCAATCAGGAGTTTGTCTACCCGTTGGACACCGTCCCATTTGAGACCATTGAGGTAGTCCAGAATCGGGTGGAAGTGGTTGCGTTCAAATTCCAGAGCCATGGCATCGTCGATCTTTAGGGAGGACGTTATGCCATATACGCAACCTAAATAGTTCCGGACCCCGGAATAGTCTACATTCTTGACCGGCTCTGGCTTAACAACCCGACGCCACGGGAGATTCCCGAAAACATACCTCTTACCGTCAAAGTCGTTTTGTCTGAACAGTCTTTTGAACCGGGGATCGTTTGCAAATATGAGGTTGAGGTTGGCATCCGACGAGAGGTACGCTCCCCGAGTATCAACCTCCAGCTCCTTCATCCACTCGACGCTCTCAGCCTCCGGGTCAACCTCCTTTTCGACGACTTCTTCCTGAGTCCGATCATGCTCTGGATCGGCAAACTCGTACTTGGCACTGTTGATGTGGTCGTTGGCAATGGTTGTCTTAGTGTCTGGGTCATTGCGTACGAACTCCTCCATTGCTGACACACTTGGCAACTTCGACGAGGGATCCTTGACCTTGTCGTCAAGGTGGCCGAATTTGTGTATGCGGACCAAGTCAAACGCATTGCAAAGTTTACCCCCACACGGGTCAGTTCCATGATGGGAATAAGCGAACTTGTCCTCATACACGATAAGACCAGCCGATGCACTGCCTTTTGTGTAAGTGTATCGGCCCTCCAATGCTGACGGGACATAGGTGTCGGAGAGAAAAGTCTCTATTGCTTCGGGTATGGAGTACGTCCTACAGAACGCTCCTATGAGCCCCCTCTTTATGGTTGGGTCCTCCTGCTTCTTAACGGCTCTGTCGACAGCTTCGAAACGGGACGAAGCTGTGGGCCAAAGTGATGAGTCCTTCCAATCGGCATAGGAGTTGAGGATCTCGTCAGCATCAATCCATGGACCGTCCTGAACCTTAAAGTAGTAGTCCATGTCCTTCGGCGTAGAAGGCCAGAACATGAGTCGGTTGGTCTCGAAAGTTGAATTGTCGAAAAGGTCTATGCCGATTATCCCGGCAATTTTTCGGCTTATGGCCACATACTCATCAGCCGTGACTTCTCTGCTCAGTGGCATTATTAGTCGGTACCGGGGAGACGCATCCGAGTGTTTGTGAGTTCCGTGCAAAACAGCTGCATTGTCAAACTGGAGAGTAAAGTCATCCCAGAGGTCTTTGTGGGCAAAGTCCAAGTCGAGTGTCATCAACTGTCTGTGGACCACATTGGCCGGGCTTCTTTTGCCCCCTCTCAGGTAGCCTCCAACGTATCCGCCTACGTCTTTTATTTTGAGCTGGTCCTCCTTGCTTGCAGAAACAAACTCCTTAAATGTTTCAGTGGTCTTGTTCTCCTCCCCGAGTCGACTGACCAATTCAGACCATTTCAGTTTCTTGTTGCTCCATACTTTTGATCTTGCGCTCAGTCCGATTGCAATATCAAGTTCCCCGTCGTATGTCATTAGTCTTTCTTATAAAATTTAGTAACGTATCCGTCTGCTTTGAGAGGTAATCCCATTGGCAAGCAATTCAGCCAAGGGAGGTCCTCCCCCATAACTCTACACATAGTTTCCAGACAATCCCCGGCTCGGTCTTCGTCTACCTCTGCAATGACTTCATCATGGACGTGCATTACTATTTCGAAGTCTTTCATAATGCTTAGTCTGTACATTGCTTCGGCGAGAAGATCCCGGGAGATTGCCTGGACTATGTTCTCCACCAGTTTGCCCCCGTAAGTCTCTACCTCAGTCCATCCTACGGACTGGACCATGCCGTCATAGACAATGCCAGTCTGCCCGAACCTGTTGGGTCTCACCCGGGGATTTCTGTAGTATAATTTTCTCCCCGCTGGGAGAGCTATCGTCAAATTGGTCCCATCATGTTCAAAGACGAGGCAACTTACCTTCTTGGTTTTCCTGGTCTGGACGCACTCGATGGCCTTCTCGTTCACCTCCGCCCAAAACTCAACAATTTTAGGATTGGCTCGACGCCAAAGAGCTACAATGGAATACATTTCCTTTTTGGACAGCTTCTTCTCTTTGTCCATCTTCTCCATTGCGTTGACCGATCCCTCATATCCGAGTGCTAATTCTGCCGTCTTTCCCCGCTGTCTGAGGTCCGATCCTTTCGTAACCTGCTCAATTGGGACCCCGAACATGAGTGATGCTGATGCCTCATAGATCTTGCCATGAGTGTTGAAGACGTCGAGTCGCCATTTCTCCTGGGCTAACCAGGACAGGACTCGGGCCTCAATAGCACTAAAGTCGGCTACTGCAAACATTTTACCCTCCGGGGCTATGAATGCTGTTCGAATGAGCTCCGAAAGGACATTCGGAATGCTGTCGTAACACATTTCGATGAGGTCGTAGTCTCCCTTCTCCACCATGCTCCGAGCAAGACTCAAGTCCTTCATGTGGTTTTGGGGGAGATTCTGGAGCTGGATCATACGGCTCGACCAACGTCCTGTTCTGTTGGCCCCGTAAAACTGGAATAACCCGTGAGCTCTCTGGTCTTTGGCAGCACAATTGAGCATAGCAATGTACTTCTTAGTTGAGGTCTTGGACAGTGCAAGCCGACCAGCGAGAACCTCCTTGACCAGATCGGGAGCCTCCGGATTGTTTTTCAGATATTCGAGGATTTCGGGCTTTCCCAGTGCAGGGAAGTTGAGTCCGAAATTAGTGATGAGCCACGTCTTCAACTGGGCCAAGCTGTTCGGGTTATCCAAGCCCGTCAGTTCCTTCATCCGGTCGGTCATCTCCTCCGTGTATACCTCATCGAAAGAGATGGCGTTCCCGGCCATATCGAGATCTATCAGAATTCCCCGGTCATTGATGCTTTGGTCTACGAGGTAGTTCCGGCGTTCGAACTCCGGGAACGGGAATTGATCCAGCTGTTCCACGATGTCGCGTTCGGCAATCACGTCATATTCGGCATACGTCTTGAACTCGTTCCACTTGTCCGGGTCGTCGTCCGGCATGTTCCGAGTCCTCATCCCGTTGGACTTAGTTGGCTTGCACGGGGAACAGAAAAACCGGATTAAAGCTTTACCTGTTGATTTCTTCCCGTGCTCCCCGAGGACCAACGCCTTGGAGAGTTCATCCAGAGCCAAAGGCAGTCCGCAATAGGCTGCTTTTGTCATTGAGCAATACAATTGATCGATCGGGATAGGTAGTCCTATACGCTTAAATACGAGTCTCTCAAATACGGCGTTATGAGCCCATTTCTCGATCTCCGGGTCAGTTAAAGCGGAGATGAAATAGTCGGGGAGCTCCTCTCCTTTGGCCAGATCAATCACCTGAACGGGAGAGGCGTCAAAGGCGAAAGACACTATAAGGAGCTGGAAGTCCCCCGATTCTATGTATTTATAGGCGCCCGTGGACTTAATGTCCTCCGGGCTATATGTTTCTGTATCGAAATATAAGCGTCTCGGCATGTTAATTATTGTTAAATTTGTTGCTGGGCGGGGATTCGAACCCCTAATCCCAAATAAGACCCAGCATACCAACCTACATAAGGTCGTCGTCCCACGGGTTCTGGCCGAAGTCCTCTTCTGCCGAAGATCCCCCGGAGAGACGTTCCCCGTCAGCCAACTTCTGGAGGTTGTTCAGCCCGCAAGCAACGCCTTTGTTGCCATTGGTGTTGAAGGCGTAGAAGTTGATCGACGCCCGGCCATAGCACCCGGAGTAGAAGTCCTCTTTTTCGATGATGGGGTTGAGGTTGACGTCCACGATGCCAGGACGGTTGTCCGAGTTGGCATTGACGAACATGTGCCCAGCATACTCCGGATTGTCCGGTCTTTCGGTGTCCCCGTCACGGAGGGGGTTCTTCCACGTCGGGGGAATCTTGCCGCCCAATTTGGCGATGCCTTCTTTGAGAGCCGTGTCGATGGCCTCCTTGACCCGAGCCAGAGTTGCCGAGTCAGTCTTCGGGATGAGGATGGACACCGAGTATTTTGCTCGGTCGGAACCCTCCATTGCCCGGGGTTCCCATACGTTGGCGTAACTGAACCGAACTTTGCCGGTTACTACTTTGGTTGTTGCACTCATAGTTGTGAAGTTTAGTTATTAGAAAAATCGAGTTTTGCTTGTTCAATGCCCATTGCCGGACGCTTGTCAGACTCGGGGACGAGAGTGGGTTTGCCAGGAGCTTTGATGACGAGGTCCCCGACCAGTGAATCGAAGTCCTTTTTGAGGAGCTTCTCGATTGCCGGGATTCCGGCCAGTTTGACAACTTGGAACTGATCCGGGGTGTAGTCGCATGCGGTAAGAACTTCCTGAACTGCACTCTCGTCAGTCCATTTCCGTATTGACCTTCCTTCGACTACCTTATATCCCGGGATCTTCTCGCCCGAGATGGCTTTGGAGAGCAGGTGCTCAGATACAGCATTTACCCATTCTTGGAGCATGGGAGCTTGCTCGAAAATCTGAGCGAGCTCCTCAGTGGTCAGGAGTTCGGGCTCTTTGAACTCGTGTTTGGCCAAGTCCAGATTGTGGTCTGCCATCTTGCGACACAGAGCTTTGACTTTACACCACCTGCACCAGTGCCCGACTTGGAGTTCCCCCTCCCCGGAGTAAGCGAGAGCTGCTTTGGGTTTCACTACCTCCTCACCCCATTTGTAGAGGTCTTCGGGGGTAATCTCCCATGACGAGATTCGATCCTGCCGGGGCTGGACGATAGTCAACTTTACCATGTTGATGTCGTAGACCATCTCAAATTTGGACAATGCCCCAAGAGCATACAGCATCAGCTGAGCATTGTTCTCAGCGAAAACCGGCACGCCAGTGCCAAACTTGAGGTCTATGATCTCCATGACCCCGTCAGCGATAATGCAAGCGTCTCCAGTGCCGAATCCTTGTTCGACCCAAGCCGAGAAGTCCAGTCGCTCCTCCAGAAGAACGAGTGCGTCTTTGGTTTTCCGCAGAGCTTCCGTGTATTGGTCAGTTACGTACTGGCAATAAGCCATTACGGGCTCATCCATGGCCTCAGTGTAGAGGTCACTCTTCTTCAGCTTCCTGAGTTCAGCAGACGTAACGTCAACAGGCGTTATGCGGAACCTCGCTCGGAGGTAACATTCTGCCATCTCGTGAGCCAGAGTACCCTCTTCGGCATACTTGGAAGGCTTACCGGTTTCCTCAACTTTTTCCTCCAGTCTGGCACTGGGGGTGCAGTTGATCCACCGGTCTGCCTTTGATGCCGAAAGCATGGCGTGCTTACGAGATGAGTGATTCGGGGCTCCCATTACGCAAGGTCTTTGAGGAATTCGTAGAATGCGTCGTAGTTTCTGGCATCCAGTCCCGTCACATTCTTCGCTCCCAGTTCAGTGAGCTTTGCCCGGATGGTTTCGCGGTGGTTGTCCACCTTACTTGCCAGGAGAGTCCGGATGTCCTGAATGGAAACAGCGGGGTCGGAACCCAAAGAGGAGTTCGCATCCATCGGCATGGGTTCGGGCTCCTCCATATTTTTGGGGGCTGGAGCCGGAGCCGGAGCCGGAGCTGGCTTCTTCACGTCCTGTGCAGGGACTGATTTCTTGACGTCAGCTGTTTTGGCCGTCACAGGATTTGCTCCGATAACCTGACAGATTTTGCGGACCATTTCGAGATCCTGAGTCTCTTCGAGGTTTGCCTCGAATTTAATTTCGATTTTCATTGGCTTGATGATTTTTGATTATGGTGTTCAGAAGTTCAATGTACTTACTGAGGGGTATAGCCGGGTCATGGAGAACAGTTTCATGAAACAGGGACCCGAGGTGGAACACCTTCGTCTCTCCTGTTTTGACCGATAACTCGGCTCTGTAGTTCCCGTTTGTCAGAATACATGTCTCTCCTTTAAACTCGGAGTTCCATGCTCCTCTGTAGAGATCGTCGACAGATACATGGAGCCAAGCTGCTAAACGGGAGACTTGCTCCGAATTCAACAAGGTTTTTCCGTTGAGAACCCGATTGAGAGCTGCTCGGGGAAACCGGTTATCAGGGAACAGGATTTCTGCCACTTCTTGAAGTCTGAGACCCCTCTGGTCAATTAATTCTCTGAGATTGATAGTCATTGTGTTGTCCATGTTGTTTATCCCAAATATAATCAATTTTCCCCTGATATTGAAATTTTTTCAATCTTTTTAATGAAAAATGTTTACTTGGTGAGGAGGTAGACCACCTGAGCAATAAATATGCTCCTCCTGCTGGGGTTGACACGGGCATATACTTCTCGTATAGGCTCAATGGCTTTCTCAAGCTTGAGGTCCTCCCCTTTCCTCTTCAACTCCTTGAGAGCCTTATAGACCCGGGTCCTTTCCTGCCATTCCCGAACTTCGGCTTTGTCGTTCCACCAACCAGACACGGGGACAAATTTTGAGCTGAGCACATAGGCGGATTTTCCGTCCTCCGAAAACGGCTGTTGAGTGATGGCTCCCGGAGTACAGTTGGGGTTGATCTTCTTCTCGAACGAGATGGGCTCCATGTATGTAGGCCCCTCCCCGGGAAGCTTGTCAATTTTCATGTAGTGGAATCCGAACTCGTCTTCATACTTGAATACTACGTATTTTTCGATCTTTTTCATGGTTATCTGTTTAAGGTTCTTGCTGATATTCTGCATTTCTCGCCGAAGTAGGTAAATGTCTGACCGTTAGCTGCAATGTCTTTCAGTTCAGACTCAGTATAAGACTCATACTCGCCTTCAATATTGATTCGAGTGGCTCCTTGGGAGTTAGCCAAAGCTCTGAAGGAAGTGAAGACTCCCTCCACGTATCCCATTCGAGTGACGATAAGTACCGATTTTACTGTTCTCATAGTTGTGTAGGTTTTTGTTTACACTACAAATATAATACTTCTGCGGTAAATACTACGATAAAATCAGCATTTTTTCCGTTTGTTTTGAGAAGTCCCATCATGACAATTTCGAGAGGGTTGGGTGAAGCTGGTTCTGACTATCCTTGATCTCCCATCAATTTCTCCCACATTAAGCCAGCTTTAAATCCGATGAATGCCAGGAGCTTCTCCTTTCTTGTGAGAGGTTTGTCGGTTTTAATGCCAAACTGGTCAAGAATAGACTGAATCCCTTCATTGACAAAATCAGTCTGATTGGTAACTGATTCTCTGTGAATAACTTCGAGGAGAACCTCTACCACATTGCTGGGGCCTTTCAGCTCCTTGGATACGATTCCGTTGTAATAGTTGTCCGATTTGGGGTCCGGATCTGCCGGGAGGTCCCAGTTGAATTTTTCTTCCATGTTTTACTATTCGTTAATTCCATACTTACCGCAGACGTATGCTTCGCCAGTCTTGAAGCCCATGCAGACGAGAAGAGCCTCTCGTTTGGTCAGTAGTTGTCTCATTCCGGTGGCTTCGTTTACTACCTTGACCATCTCCAACAGGACAAAAGAAATATGACTGACTGTTTCATCGTCAAGACTGTTAACTCGCTCCTGCATTTTGTTTATAAGCTCCACCACTTTGTCCGGTTCAACCTCGGGACCTATGAGACTTGAGAAATAGTCTTCTCTGATTGCCGGCCGTGCCGGAGTGCTCCATTCGATTTTTTCCATAATAATTGGCTTGAATTTATGTTCCCTAATGAATGCTTCTACGTGTTCTATTTTCTGCTTTTTTAATTCCATTACCTGATTGAGGACTAACAGATACCCGTCCTCCGTAGTTACTACGTCCAATCTGGTTAGCTGAGGATTCATGTATGTGGTCAACATTTCTGAAAGCCTTTTCGTTGGATGAGGTCCTGGAGCTCCTCTTCTGTGTAGCAGGTGGAGATGAACCCGTTGCTGAAATAGAGGTCGAAAGCACCCGAAGGAAGCTGGGTAACCTTGAGTCCTAAACCGTTGCTGTTAATGTAATTTGTAGTTGTCATATCCTTTTGTTTGTATCACAAATATAAGAAAAGTTTTTTGAAATAAAAAATTTTTTGATTGAAAAATGAGAAAAAAGTTGGGACCCCTATTTTGGGGTCCCGGGAATTAAAACTGTTTGAACCCGTAGTGGTTGAGTTTATGCTCCAGGAGCTGGGGTTTCATGTAGCCCATATCCAACCCGGTTCCTATCATATTTACGAACGGGATTCGGCTGGTGATGAAGACCTCCATCTCGGATCCCCCGGGGATCCTGTACCTATTAATAAGTACGTGCTCCTCCGTGAGGGGGTCAAACCTGTCTTTTACATTGGCTGCCCATTTCCGGGTCATCCCGTTTTTCAGTAGGATGGTCCTGAGTTCCGTCATGGTGTAGCAGAAGGTGTGGACTCCGTTGTTGAAGGTAAGGCTGAATGCCCATTTGAACTGCCCGGAGGAGAATTTGTTGATCTTGAGTTCGAGTCCTTGATTGTTGGTGTAGGTGATAGTTTTCATATTGTAGTTTGTTTTTGTTTGTATCACAAATATAATACTTCTGCTGCAAATACTACGATAAAATGCTGGAAAAATAGCAGAGAAACAATAAATTTTTCATTGTTTCTCACCTAAGTGATTGATACCCAATGGGTTAGGCCCTAAAATCACCCCCGGAGAAACAATGTAAACAATAATTCCTATATAACCTTTTTATAGGGGGTCTTATCCTCTTTAAGAACACTATTATCCAATATTAGAACACATATTCCCTATTCAGGTTTTCCTCCTAAATTATTGTTTACATTGTTTACAAGGGCCTAAATCATTGATATTCAATCGATTATAGAGAAACAATGATTGTTTATTATTGTTTCTCATTGTTTACTGCTGGTCCCTGCCACGGGGGCCAATATCCCCGGCTTGGGGGGGGGACACAAAAAACCCGGGCTCCCCTAAGCCCGGGACGGAGTAGTTTCCTAAAATTTCCAGCTAAAGCCAACCTCATACCCCGATCGGGTCAGCTCGAAGTCCCGCACATAGGATATATCTACTCCGAAATTCCTGTAATATATGCCTCCCCCAGCCCCAACCTGCCCGAATGAGTTAGCTGAAGCTCTCAGAAAGGGGGACCATTTCGGGGACCTCGTTTCTTTGATTTGTTCTCGAACGGGGATATACTTGTACGTAAGATGCTGGAGAGTGTTGTATTGGACTGTAGCTTCCCAGTCAAATTGGCCAATTTTGGGATCTTTGAAGAATGTTCCAGCGTATTTCCTGGTCGTATTCCAGTCCAATATTGTCCTTTTTACGCTCTCCAGAGTATCCACCTCCTTTTGGTCCTCCCCAAAACCCCCTCCATTTGTGATTTCTGGGGGTGTTTGGGGAACCTTTTCCTCCTGGCCCTTATAGATATATATCAATTTGATTGGATTCCTAAAACCCTCCCATTTTGGAACCAAATCCGGGACTTTGACCTCCCCCTGAATTGGGGGTAAATCGACGTACTTTATAACTGTCTTTTTCTCGATTGTTTTACGCCCGATTATAAAGCCTATACCTACAAGAACTATTGTGCAGAGTACTCTCTTTAGTAAGTCCATATCGTGTCCTGCGGGAGGGTTTTAGAAGCATCTACGTGGATAAAATTCCCGTCGATGCCTATCCTCCGGATCCGCAATGCAATGGCTGCCCGGAGGATCTTCATCCGATTGGGGCCCGAGGCACACCGGATGTCCACTGCCAAACCTTCGGTGTGAGCACTGTTACCTGACCGTCCTTTGGCCTTATCGTGTTCTTTGGAACGATAAGCACAAGTGAGGACGAGGGGGATGCCTGCCTTTTCGCGGAGGTCATCCAGGAGATCGAGGAAGTCCTGGTCCATGTCTTCGATGGAGCAAGACGGATTGCATCGCTCGAATTCTTCGGGCTTAAAATACTTACTTGTCTTCATGGCATTCAAAATCTATTTGAGTTTTCTTGCTGACCGATCTCTCCATGTATGACCGGAGAGCTCTGAATATGGGGTGATTCGAAATGATTGCGGAGTTCTCCAGAAAGCTCCAAAACTCTGTTCCGACGATGAAGGCAGCGAAGAAGTTGGCAAGGTTGAGACCCCCCAAGTTCGGGAGGACATGCACGTCAAGCATGTAGGCCATGCCAATACCGATAATGCTGAGCCCCAACTTCCAACACGTGTCCCACATTTTCTCGCTTTTGAACACATATTTTTGATGGGCTCGTTTGTGGCGCTTGTAGTCAGCAATATTTCCAGTTATGAAGTCGACGATGATGGCAATACAGACACAGAGGATAAGGACCTGGGCCGGAGCTAAAAGCCCCCAAAACCCTACAATGCTCCCGCATACCCATTTTCCCGCTCTCATGACTTCCTCCTCCATATCTGTTAAACTTATAATTTATTACGTCCTATAATCATTTTACGAGACGGGGACTCCTTGTATTCAGTACACGGAGTCAGCAACCGCAGAGCTTTAAGGTGATTTATAGCCTTCTCGAGGTAGGCTTCCCCGATGTTCCGTGCTTCGTTCGAGCTACGGATGATGATGTTGTCTTCTACTCGAGTGCTGAATTCGCCATCTTTGTACCTCACCCCGAAGGCAGTGGGGTTGATTGGATTGTTGACGATGAATCGGGAATACGCAATGTATGCAATGGCGATCTTGAGTCCTTCGCTTCGACCATCCCCGGAACAGCCACCATCATAATACCCGCCTTCCATGGCGGCAGTGTACTGATCTTTTGTAATGGTTACGTCCCCGTATTGGAAAGGACCGGGGCCGGAAAAGTCTGTCTCGTCGAGCCATCTGTAGAGATTGGCTCCTATGGCATCCACCAGTCTGAGAGTCTCAGCCTCCCGGATATATGGCTCCAGTCTGGCCGGATCGTTGATGTTCTCGGCTATCGGCCGAACATTCCGAAGGTCGTTAGAGTTGAGTATCATCGGGCATGAGTTTTATAATCTCCTCGTCGTAAAGCCCATAAATGAGCTTGAGCATGTTTCTCTTCTGAACAGTGGAGAGCATCTGGTCCCGGATAATCTCCAGTACCTGAGTCATGTTGTCCTTGCCAATTCTGTCTGCTATAGACTCGCCGGCATTGTAAGTGAGAGACTGAATAGCGAAGTCGGGATTTTCCAAAGGAGCCCACCAGTACTCAAAGATCGATACGAAAGTCTCCTCCAGCTGCTGACGCTCCCGGACTGTAACAGAGTTGTAATACTTGTAGGCATTGGTCATGAGATCAGCCCCAAAGTTAGCCCCCACGTCAACAGCTCGAAGAATGGGAGGCTGCTTGAAGGCTTGACCAATGTTCTCCGGGATGACTCTCTGCGTTACTTCGAATGCTTTGTCATAGTTCTCCCCGGAGAACCTTATGAACTGGGGCACCTCATCTTTGGACTTGCACTGTATGTACCACAGTTGAGAAGTGTTCTCGTCTCCTTGAAACTTGTTGAGCTCTTTCTGGGTCTCATTGACTTGGGACTGATCTTGAGTCTCGTCCTTGATGTCTACCAAGATCCCAGCTGACAAGAAGTTGGAGCATGCGTTTCGACCGGCTACATTGGCAAGTGCTTCCTCAGTTCTCATGTCTGTCATCTCAGCGATGAAGATGGGGATCGGGTAAGAGGGACTGCCTTCAGAGTCTCCGGAAAAGTAGAGGATCTGGCCATTGTAGTTGTCCCAGCCGCCAGCCTCTTCTACTTGATTGAGGATGACCTCCGGGTCCGGGTTGAAGAGATGAAACCACTCAATATCAGACGGCGACCACCGAGACCTCGTCTTGTCTCGGTGACCCCAATCCGGATGGTATGCCGTACGGCCAATGAACCCATTGTCGTCAGCCTTCGCAAGTCGGAGAGACTCGAACGGAATGTGGTGGATCGAACTGACACGGAAGTTCATATTGTAGTTAACATGGATGGCGAACCCATGCCATAACGTAAAGTCTTTGCAGACCATGCGGAGGATCTTGTCGAGCTTCTCCCCTTCTTTGTTGACCCGCAATTTGTAGATGCCGGGGTCCTTGAATCCATGACCGTATACGAAATCATTGTATATGCTCAAGCAGGCATTGCCTGTCTTTGAAGCCTGAACAATCTCGCTGACTGTCTGTGGAAAGTCATTGGTATCTCCGTATGTTTGGATGCCGTATTGTCTCCAGTCCCGGGATTCGAACTGAGGAGCTGATTTGATCTGTGCAACTTTCATACTGGCGTAATTTTAATAGTAGGAGGGACGGGAAGCGACCCCGTCCTATTACCAGTCCTATTTGGACCCTCCTTTTTTGGCCCCCTTCTTGGGAGCCTCCGAAACGGGATTGACTACCCTGTTGTAAGCCTCTTCGATCTCCTCGGCAGACATTTGCGAGTCTGCATAGGCTTCTTTGATGGCTTCCAGATCCATCCCGGCGTCGATGAACTCCTTCACTTCCGTGTCGATGTCGGCTGGCTTCTCCTCGGGCTTCTCCTCGGTCTTCTCCTCGGTCTTCTCCTCGGTCTTCTCCTCGGTCTTCTCCTCGGTCTTCTCC